GACATCTCTCGCCGTTTCTATCCCTGCCTTACTGCAGGTACGGCATACTTTATGTCCATGAAGCGACCAGGTGTCGATATGGGGAGAATCCAAATGTTAAAAACGGAGTACGAAGAAAGGCTGGTGCGAGCGCAAGAGGAAGATAAAGAACGTGCAAGCTTATATCTTACGCCCCGCCTGAACTATAAGTAATGGGAGCAACTAAATCATTAGGACTTTGTGACATCTGTGGCTTTCGGTATCCCCTGCGGGAGTTAAAAAAGAATAGCTATGGTATGATGGTTTGCAACATGGATTACGAAGGAAAGTATGACCGCCACAACCATCCACAAAACAGAATAGCCAGAGTAACCGATGATGAAAACATTAGGGATGCTAGACCACAACGACCCTCTCTTGTTTCTGCAGTAGCGGTGTCGGCGTGGCTACCAAATTTGTAAATGGCACGAGGCAAGCATGTTAAAGCAGAATGTGATGTATGTGGTTTTTCTTATCCTCGCAGCAGGCTTCGAAAGAACAGCTATAACTTGTGGGTTTGTCCCGATGACTGGGATGGGCCATACAACAGAGTAGACCACCCACAGAATAGAACACCCGATATGCGGGACAGAAGTAACTTCGTAATGAATGCACGGCCTGACCCTAATATTGACAGGAACATAAACTGGGAAGATGCCACTGAACGACACACGATTATTTATCAGTGGGAACTATTAGATAAGAATTGGAATACAGTATAGATGGCAGACTTAACAGGTAAAAAGATTGCAAATACCTATAAAGACCTACTTCAGGTTAACTCTAGTGCATCTAATGATGGCCTGGACGGTACGCTACGCCGTGTCCAAGATGGTAGCGGTAAGAACTCTGCAATCTCTCTTTCACAAAGCGAAGCAAAGGTACATGGTGACTTAACTGTTACTGGTAATGTTTCTGCTGCAACAATTAATATGCAGGGACTTACTGTTTCTGCTTTGAATGCTGTAGATGTTTCTGCAACAAGAATCAATGCAACAAGTATTACAACTAGCACGCTGAATGCTACGACACTTGTATTTCAAGATGTAAGTGTTAGCAGCCTACGCACTGGTGATTTATTTGCTACGACTGTTAGTGCAGGCACGGTAAGCGCAACCACTATTGCTGCTACCAATATTACATTGGCAGGTGAGCCAGTAGCTACATCAGCAGGATTAGCAACAGTTAGTTCAACTATGGCTACTAGTATTGCTAATGTATCGGCAGCATTAGAGACTCGTATTGCAGGAGTAAGCTCTACCTTTGCTTCAACCTCTGCGACTTTGGAAAGTCATATTAACACGGTTTCGGCTACTTTGTCAAGTACTAATGTAGCATTACAAACATCTATTGCAAATGTTTCTAGTACAATGGCAACAAGCATTGCCAATGTGTCAGCTGCTCTTGAAAGTCGCATTGCAGGGGTATCTAGCACTTTTGCTACGACATCAGCTACACTTGAAAGTCGCATTGCGACAGTATCCTCAACAATGGCAACAAGCATTGGCAATCAAATGCCTAAATCTGGAGGAACGTTTACTGGTAATGTGGCTTTTGATACTGCTATCTCTGTTGCTGGTCAAGTGCATACTGCAAACGGAGTTAAAGTATCATCTTCATATCCTTATGTTAATTTTTCAGAAACAGATACAACAGATTTAAATTCATCTTTAATTAGTAATGGTGGTAAATTTCAACTTGGAACAGCAAATAATAGCTTTGGTAGTTTTACTCCTCGTTTTGAAATTGACCACTCAACAGGTAATGCTAACTTTACTGCCAATGTAACTGCCACAGCTTTTTATGGTGACGGTAGTAATCTTACAGATATTGTAGCTGCAAGTGTAGGAACTTCGGCTACATTAGAAACAAGAATTGCTACAGTATCTTCTACAATGGCAACAAGTATTAGCAATAGCAATTCTGCCATCGCTTCTGTAAATACTATCGCAGTTGCTGCCCTACCTAAAGCAGGTGGAGAAATCACTGGAACTGTAAGCATTCCAGATAATGTTAAAATACAGTTTGGAAGTGGCTCTAATAGAGTTGAGCTTTTACATACTGGCTCTAATTTTCATATGAGAGATGTCGGCGCAGGCAATATGATTATTAGAGGGTCTGATACTCTACAGCTTGAGTCTGCTATAGCTGCAAAGTATGTAGTTTGTAGTGCAGGTGAGGCAGTAAATCTGTATTATAATAATAATAAAAAAATGGAAACTACCAACACAGGTATTTTTGTAGATGGTAATGTTACTGCAACAGAATTTTATGGTGGTGGTAGTAATCTTACTGGAGTTGCTAGTGCAGGAACTTCGGCTACACTACAAACAAAAATAACAACAAATATTAATGCTATTACATCTATTAATAATGTGGTTAGCGCACTTAGTTCTATTGTTAATGATGTTAATGCTTCTGCTATTGCTGCTAATGCACAGGCAATTGCTTTGGCTAATACTTCAATTGCTGCTAACGCCTCTACTGTTGCTATTAACATGGCAGCTATTACCTCTGTTAACAATATTGCTACTGCTAATGTCGCAGCTATTACATCTGTTAATACTCGCATAAATGCAGTGTCAGTCCTTGCAGAAACAAAAGCAAGTGCTGCCACCTCTGCTAATCTTGAAACACGTATTAATGCAGTGTCTGTTCTTGCGGAAACTAAAGCTAGCGCTTCTACATCTGTTAACTTAGAAACACGCATCAATGCAGTATCTGTTCTTGCAGAAACAAAAGCAAGCGCAACAACATCAGCTACATTAGAAACACGAATAGCAGGGGTGTCATCTACCTTTGCTACAACCTCTGCAACTTTGGCTACCTCTATCGCAACCGCAGCCGCCGCTGCCGTGGCCTTTGCCATTGCATTGGGCTAACTTTTAGGGTATAATATTGACATGGCTAACTCTTTTAAATTATCTACCGCATCTTCTGTAGGCACAGCTGAAGTGTCTGTGTATGAATGTCCAGCAGCTACTTCAACTACTATCATTGGCTTGACGGTTGCTAACATTATTAACTCACAGATTGCTGTAAACGTAAAGATTAATGATGGCGGCTCTTCCAAGATTCACTTGGTTAAGAATGCCCCAGTGCCTGCAGGTGGTACATTGGTAGTGGTGGGCGGCGACCAAAAGGTTGTCCTTGAGCCTACTGATGTTGTAATTGTTGAATCAGATACTTCAGTATCAAGTGATGTAACAATGAGCTACCTGGAGATTACCTAATGGCAATCAGTAAGATTATTAATGACGGCATTACTGCTGTGACTATTGATGCTTCGGGCAATGTCGGTATAAACCGCACCTCTCCAAATGGTTTACTTCATATGCAGTCGCCATCTGGAACGGATAGTGCTTTATACATTCAAACAAATGCGGCAACAGACGACAGCGTTATCCATTTTGGTGATGATAGCGCTTCTTCTGTTGGCAGTATATTGTATGACCACTCAACAAACAGTATGCAGTTTGAAACTAACGCCACAGAACGCATGCGCATCGACAGCAGCGGGCGGGTTCTTATTGGACGAACAACAGCCACGCTGGGTGGTGGCAATGGCTCTAACCTTCAAATTGGTTCTGGAACTACTGGTGCTGGTTTAACAATTCATACAGGAGCATCCAGTTTAGGCGATATTCAATTTGCTGATGGAACAACGGGGGCAGATAGCTATCGAGGTCTTTTGAGGTATGACCACAGCAACAACAGTATGGCTTTTTGGACTAACGCCACAGAACGCATGCGCATCGACAGCAGCGGGAATCTGCTGGTGGGGCAAGCAAGCGCAGACAATACTACAGCTGGTGTTAGTGCAAGGTCTGATGGGCGGTTGTTTGCTACACGGGACAGTGACCAGCCAGCTTTTTTCAACCGACTGACCAACGATGGCACTATCATTGAGATGGCAAAAGATAGCTCGCTAATCGGGCAGATTGGCGTAATTAGCAGCAGACCTTATATTGCAACAGCATACGGTAGTGACTCTGGTTTAAGATTTGATAGTGCGTTTATTGCACCCTGCACAACGACAGGTAGCGGGCGTGATAACGCTATTGATTTAGGCTCGTCTGGCAATCGTTTTGATGACATCTATGCCACCAACGGCACTATCCAAACATCAGACCAAAACGAAAAGCAACAGATTGCCAGCCTGACTGACGCAGAGATTACTGCCGCCAAAGCAATTAGCAAATTGTTTAAGACATTCAAATGGAATGACAAGGTTGAAGCTAAAGGCGATGCCGCCAGAACGCACACTGGTATAATCGCACAAGACGTCCAGCAAGCAATGACTGACGCTGGCTTGGACGCTGGTGACTATGCCTTCTTCATCTCTACAACTTGGTGGGAAACCCAGACTGAAGTGCCAGCCGTTGAAGCTGACGAAGAAAATGACATTGAGGCTGCTGACGCATACACCCGCACAGATACTTATGAGACAGCCGACGAAGCACCAGAGGGTGCAACAGAACGCACCCGTCTTGGTATTCGCTATCCTGAACTGTTGGCCTTTATTGGCGCAGCTACCGAACAGCGTTTGGCAGATATTGAAACACGCTTGACCGCACTGGAGGCTAACTAATGGCTTACTTAGGACAAGGAGCAGAAGGTAACTTTACTACGACCAACGCTAAAGATACGTTTAGCGGTAACGGGTCTACGACTACCTTTACCTTGTCGCAGCGTGGCACTGAAAACAATGTAGATGTTTTTGTAAACAATGTTAGGCAAGAGCCAGGGGTAGCATATAACATTGAGGGCAATGGAACGTCACTGGTTTTTACTGCTGCACCCAGCACAGGTACTAACAATATTTATGTAGTTAACCGTGGTCCTGCAGAGTTATCTGCTACACACCCTTCAGGGCAAGCTCTTGAGGCAACTAACGGAACATTTACTGGCGACCTGACTGTTGACACTGATACGCTGTTTGTTGACAGCACAAATAATCGGGTCGGGGTGGCGACTGTTTCGCCTTCTCAAAAACTCGATGTAAGAGGCGCAGGCGCAAGAATATATCTTAATGACGCAAATGAAGATATTGACATGAACAGTACTGCCGATGGTCAGTTGCGTCTTGATGGTTCTGGTTATGCTGGTGCAATTGCGCTTAACACAGAGGGAATGAATATTTATACCAACTCTTCTTCAAGAGATATAATTTTTGGCGTAAACGAAACAGAACGAATGAGAATCATCAATAGCGGCGGCATCACATTCAACGGCGACACTGCTGCGGCCAATGCGCTGGACGATTATGAGGAAGGCACTTGGACGCCCATTTTTACCACTAGCAGCGGCTCATTTTCATCTGTGACGTATCAAGAGCAAAACGGCGTTTATGTCAAAGTTGGGCGAATGGTTGTGGTTAGCTTTGATATTAGAACGTCAGCCTTGTCGATGGGAACTGCGTCTGGCTCAGTGTACATTTCTGGCTTTCCGTTTGCCGCTAGTGGAACGCAATTCACTGGGCAATGCGGCGCACAATCAAGCTGGATAACAAACGCCCCTGAATATGCAAACTTGACAGATGGTGCATCTTACGCATTCTTGCGGCGCACAAACGGTGCTGGTTACTCTGATATAACGACATCAAATCTAAACACATCATCTGGCTCAAATAGAAACAGAATACTCGGTTGCTCGATAGCATACCGCACAACATAACCCGTCTGGAAGTCGGGTCGGACAGGTGGCAATTCCGCCACGATAAATAGAAGGAGAAAACAAATGGCATTAACTAAAGAATTTGAATATGACTGCGAAGTAAGGGGCGAACACAAGAACGTCCAAGTTCGCACAGCAACTATCGTAAAAGATGACGGTGAGGAAATCAGTCGCACTTACCATCGCCATGTTCTGCACTGCCGTACTAAGACAGATGACACTTGGGGCGACACAGACATCAGTGGTGAGGACGCAGCAATCCAGGCTGTGTGCAATGCAGTATGGACAGATGCAGTCAAGTCAGCTTACGAAACTGCAATGGATTCAGCAACAGACCTATAAGGATAACCAATGGCTTCACAGGCACGACAACTAGCAGATAAGTCTATAGCACCGCCAGGTCGCCGTAACCTGATTATCAATGGTGCTATGAACGTGGCGCAGCGTGGGACGAGCGTAACTAATTTCGCTAGTAATAATCAGTATCATACAGTCGATAGATTTATTTACGAGGCTAGTGGACCTAGTTCTGTTGATTTTGCTCAAGTTACAGATGCTCCTAACGGTTTTAAAAAATCTTTGAAGGCAACTCTTAATGGAGCATTTACCCCATCAGCAAGTCAGTATTTTATTCCATTTGAGCAGCGCATTGAATCTCAAGACATTGTTTTTCTTGATTATGGAACATCCAATGCAAAAACAGTTACGCTTTCTTTTTGGATTAAATCAAATAAAACAGGAACATATGTTGTAGAGTTTTCTAATGCTGCAAAAAGTAGAAAGTGGTCGCAAAGCTACACCATTAATGCCGCAAACACTTGGGAAAAAAAGATAATTACTTGGACAGGTGACACGGGTGCAGGAACTTCTTTTGATGACGATAATGGAATTGGTGCAACTCTTTTCTGGTGGATGTCGGGTGGCACAACTTTTACAAGTGGGTCGCTTTCGGGTGCTTGGGAAAACGCAACTAGCGCAAATAGAGCAGTAGGTGTTCCTTCTTCTCTAGCGGATGATGACCAGTTCTACATCACAGGCGTTCAACTCGAAGTCGGCTCAGTAGCCACTGAGTTTGAGCATCGTAGCTTTGGTGAAGAGTTGGCTTTGTGTCAGAGGTATTTTCAATATTATAAAAACCCGCCCCTTCGAGGTGTTGTCGCAAGCACAACTTCAGCATACAGGATGGCTATGGTATTACCCGTTGTGATGAGGGCTAATCCTTCTTTAACACTTCAACAAACAGGTGCTTTATCTCATTTTAGGGTATATGACGGAAGTGTTACAGCTATATATTCCTCCTTTAATGCTTCATATTTAAAGGCAGATAAAATTGAATTTGATATTAATGTAACTAGTGGCAGCTTAACAGGCGGTAGAGCAGCTTGTCTTTATGATAGCACTGATACATATGAAAGTGCTTTTCTTATTGATGCGGAGTTATAAATTATGGACGAGATAAATATTACTGAAGCGCAATATCAAGTTGACAGTGTTTCTAATGAAGCTACGAACATTAAGGCAATTATTGATGGCGTTGAAATGTTTGTACCTCTCGCTGCTGGCAACCGCCACTATGACGAAATTATACGCCAAGTAGAAGCAGGAACTCTAACTATACAGGAAGCAGACTAATGGCATATATTGGTAAATCACCCGCAGGACTTGGAGTTCGTGCTAGATACTACTACACTGCCACAGGCGGTGAGACTAGTTTGTCTGGTGCAGATGATAATGGCCGTGTGCTACAGTTTACAGATGGCGAGTATGTTGATGTATACTTGAATGGTGTTCTGCTTGTGGCAGGCACTGACTATGGTACAGGCACTGCCAATACTATTAGTGGTCTTGATGCTTTGTCTGCAGGTAACATTGTAGAGATTGTTGCATATGATATATTTAGCCTTGGCAAAGCAAATACAGAAGCTTTGCGTAGACGTTACTATAAAACTGCTTCAGGCGGTGAGACTTCTATTAGTGGGTCAGATGATAACGGTCTGACAATTACCTTTGCTGCTAATGCAGAGATTGAAGTATATCTCAATGGTGTTGCCTTGGTTCAGGGCGATGACTACAACACAACTACTGCTAATACTGTGGGTGGTTTGTCTGCTCTTGATGCAAGTGATATTGTAAGCATTGTAGTATATGAAGAATTTATTTTAGGTGATGTAGTAAGTAAAAAATCTGGCGGTACATTTGGCGACAGTATTGGTGTAGATGG